TGGCACTTGCAATAGCTTTTGTAAGTGCTTCTATTACTTTTAGCTCAATTTCATTTGAGTTTACGTCATTACCGACTAATATCAGGTTACCAATTAGATTTTTAATGTTGATTGTCATTTTGTTTTTGTTTAAATGGTTATTAATCGTTGTTTAAAATAATTTTAATTGACTAGGGTTATCATCCAACTTCATCTCATCATCCACCGCTTTCTGATAACGCCAAAAGGTACGTTCACTAATACCTGTTGCAGGGAAAACATAGTTTCTATATACCCAAAGCTTACACTTATCTTGTCTTCCCGGCTCATATTCTTTTTTAATAATCTCCTTTATCTTCTCCGCCGAGATACGCCGGCTTATATGTTTAGGGTGTTTAGCCATTTAAATGTATTTTATATTGTTGCTTTTAGAACTATACATTTTCTCTGCACATTTTCCGCAATAACCAAATTCAGCAACAAGCGGATGTCTTAATCCACAATTTGGACATATTGTCTTATCTATGTTTTGCTGATCTTTATAATCGGGGCTACGGTGAGCTGTAAAAATAGAATCATTATCGAAAATAATAGGGACTTTACACCCCCGTAAATTACTATACACAGACGAAAATGCTGGATTTCTTCGTCCAAAAATTTTCCAGTATTTTTGTTTGAACCAATTTTCGTTAGAAAGAAGTGCATAATACTCTTTTTCTAAGATTTTTGCCGATGCCATATCTTTAGATAATATTATACAATTTGGATATTTAATAGCAGCCTTTAAAATCCAGTCTGAAGTGTTAGCCTTCGGATTTAATGAAATTATTTCTGAAATTTTATCCATAATAAATTTTTATTTGTTTGGTTACAAAAATCCGTCCCTTGCCACTTTATCGGCATAACCGGGTACTATATCATGCACATACCAGTACAGTTCTTCCCATGTAGGCAATGGTCTCATTAACCCCCTATCATCAATATATAGATTTGCATATACTTTTCTCGTATCCCCACCACCATATTTTGCATTACTAATAGGGCAATTCTGATTTATATAATTATATTTTATTCCGTTTTCAGCAAGCCATAACACCGCTTTTGACAATTCCACGCCTGCTCTGCATGTCCAGATAATAATCGTATATCCCTCATAATTGAGTTTGTTTATTATTTCTTTTGCTCCAGGGATCATTTCCCCTATTTCTGGAAATTCATCCTTTACAATGGTTCCGTCAAAGTCAATTGCTATAATCATAAATCAGCATTTTTATATTTTAATAATTCTCGTTCTATGCTAGCCAACTGTTTGGCTATGGCTAAGTATTTTCGTTGAAGCATTTCGTTTTCGTATTTAAGCCTATCCGTTTCATTGCCATCTACCAACATATCAGGCGCAAAGTGTCCATCAGAGTCACGCGTACGTTCAGTATTTCGTACAATGATACGAGGTGGACTCGGAAACTCCAGAATCAATTGTATTTCGGACGAATTCTTCATAAAGCTCAATTTTTTGTTGCTTCAATGCTTCAATTTGCTTTTTGTATATCAACCCAAACTTACGAAGCCACTCAATTTCCGAATCTATCTCTAAAATGCTGTAAGCCGTCATCACTGGGAGACGTGAGTTCCGATTCGCATATTTTAAGTCCCTCGTATTTTTCTTTGATATATTCATTCAGCTTCTCAACCGTCTTGTTAGTTATTTCGCAAAGTTTCTTTTCTTTCCCAAAATCAATAAATTTCTTCGAGCATATACCGCCTCGAGTACTAAAAGTCAGAAAAAATACCCGGTACTCCATTAAATGAATACCGTTCGTACGCATATCCCGATAAATCTTTCCAACAGATAGTAACATACCCGTTATCGGGTCTACCGCGTTACTCCACCCCATAAACTTCCATTCAGATGGAACTGCCAGTTTTTCAAAGAAATAATTACAGATTCTTTTAAGTCCCTCAGCCGTTTCAGCTTCCTCACGTCCCCATGTTCCCTTACTTCGGGGTTGGTAATGTTGTTCTGCCATATCTGAAACTTGTTAAATGTGTACATGCCATTGGTATTATTTATTTTCAATAGATATGAAACCGTTTTGATTTGCATAATCACACAATTCTTTCTGAAGTATATCATTATCGCTGATTATGCCTAAAACTTGTGCTTTAACTTTATACCCTTCTACAATTACTTTTCCTAGACTGGCTATTGTTTTAGCAGTTTCAAGATCAATTTTTTCATTATCAGAAGCCTGGTTATCATTATTGTTTTTAAGCATTTCAATAGTCTCAAACAAATGATTGTTAAGCGAATCTATACTAATTTGATTTTTCATATTCATTGATTGTTTTGATGAGTTTATTGTTTGTTTTTATTAAATTTCTTAATTCAATGGGATATTTTGTTATCCTATTTCTTTCCCCCAGTTCTGCGTCTGATATACATTCCAAATCATTGATTCCAGGTTTTTGTGTTCTGTCAAACCCTTGCTTGAAAACCACATTATATCCTTCAGGTATATCTCCATTATTTTGAATCCACAACCACCTATGATAAAACTCCCAATTATTTTCAGATATACGAATAAACCAATATCTAACCTTTTTTCTAAATCTTATATCACCATCTTTTGCAGTATTAGCAGGTTTATGCCCTTTTTTCCATAAACATTTATCTCTCCAATTTCTAAGTTTTTCTTCGTTCTTTATTATTGCTTCGATTCGGAGCCCTTTCGTGTTACCTACATGACCCTTTTTGAATTGTGTTGTTGGCGATATACTGTTGCCTTTTTGAGCTCTACCGCTGTCAGGAGAATTTAGGAATTCTTCTGATTTTTTTATGCCATAACGATTGGCTGTTTTATAAATTAAATAGACGTTTACATTGTAATACTTTGCGATATTGATTGCTTTTTCGTTTGGATAACGTTGTATAATGTCCCGAATTTGACTAGGTCTTAGATTATTCAGTTTTCTCATGTAAAATAAAATGTTTTACCTGATCCGCTTCCGAATCGTTGTTGTTTGATTATAGTGGTAAATGGAAGATCATTTTTGTTTATTTGGTCGAGTGCATTTTTGATAGGAGATGCATTCGTAAAAAACTTGCACTCCCGATCTTCATGCTTCACTTTCAAAATATACCTCCCATCACCATGAGCGGTCTTTACGTTTGCTTCAAAGTCCAACACTTGTATTTCGACGTTTATTACGTCCTGTACAGAAACTACCGGAACATTGAATATATTTTTATCTTCGAGTGCCTTTACACCCAAATCAGAGAACTTTTTCATTTATAACTTTTTTGAGTAGATGCTTCGAATTACAGTGTTTAGCCCATCCTAACCAGGGAGCTATTTGTATGCGGTAACTCTTTGCATTAATGTTTTTTTTATTTAGCTTTGCGGCCTTTCGGCAAAGCCGTTTTTTTATTGATTTACGCATTAAAATGTGCGTATGATAGAATTTATAGCCTACGAAGTCAATGCCGCGAGAATCGACCGGAAATATCTGATAATTGCTCTTTAATTGTAGGCTCAGGTTATTCGTCATATAATCGTTGATGTCAACCAGTAGACCGTGTAAATATGGCTTATCGGGTGCCAATATCACCATATCATCAGCATATCGGTAGTAATAGGTAACTTTCCTATCCTCTTTCATCCAGTGATCAAAATAAGTTAGGTACAAATTAGCAAGAAACTGAGAAAGATAATTGCCAATTGGGACACCCGGCGCTGAATCAATTATTTCATCAAGTAATTTCAAAAGTCGGACATCCTTTATTTTCTTTCGAATAATGATCTTTAGAATTTCATGATCGATCGACGGGTAAAACTTCCTTACGTCCATTTTCAGACAAAACTGTGTATTTTCAACGTCCTTTAAATCCCGTTTAATCGCTTTTAAAACGGCATGTATTCCACGTCCTTTGATGCAACTGTATGTCTGCCGTATGAAAACACTGGTCCATATTGGCTCCATAACATTCATGATAGCGTGATGTACTACTCTGTCTCGAAATGGTAATCGGTATATTTCCCTTTCTTTAGGGTCGTAAATAGTGAATACGCTATATTCCGAAGTCCTATAAGTACCGTTTACCAATTCATCCTGTAGTTGTCTCATGTTATTTTCCAAATCCTTTTCAAATAGCTTCACACCGTATGTATGCGCTTTGCCCTTTCTGGCTTTCTCGTAAGCGAGAACCATATTATCCTCGCTGCATATCTGTTCGTATAAATTACCGTGTCTTTTCATCGCTTTGCTTTTCATATAGGAACTTTCGGTAACCCTACCAGCACCTTTTGATTTTGTTGTTTTTTGCCAAGCGGCAAGGTTTATGTTTTTGTAATATCTTTAGCATAGCTGCGACCTGTTCCCTGCATTCGCATTCGAGTAGTTGTAATTCGTATCGTTGAACACAAAAACGCCCGAGGACAGCCCACAAAAACATACAACCTTTACTTTTTACTTTTGTAAA